ATCGCTTGGACTCTCCACGGTACTCAGCGATTTGGACGAAGATGGTTACCGAGCAACGTGGGGAATATTCAGCGCGGCTGAAGTCGGCGCGAGCCACCAGAGAAAGCGAGTCTTCATCATGGCCAACTCCCCGGGCATCCGGTCAAAACGATTCAGCGAGGAAGCTGAACAAGTCGGGGAAGCGTCATGCCGGGGACGATCTGACAACGGCAGTGAAGAATTGGGCAACCCCAAGAAACTCGGATTGGAACACGGCGAGTCCAGAACGAGTCAACGGCAACGCAACGGAGTTTGCGCAGTTGCGGGAACAGGTTTTGCGTTCCCCGCAAGACCCGGTCAACCGCAATTCGACTGGGAAGAATCCCGGACGATTATCCCCGGATTGGACGGAACAACTGATGGGTGTGCCAGTCGGGTGGACGCAACTACCAACCGAGTGGACAGACTTCGACTCCTCGGAAACGGCGTTGTCCCGGCTACAGCAGCAAAAGCATGGACAGTCCTGAGCCGCAGATTTGAATGAACAGCAGAAACAAAGGAGCGAGAGGCGAACGTATGTGGCGGGATCAATTGAGAGAAGCGGGGTTCGACGCAATCAGAGGCTGCCAGAACGCGGGCCGTGATGCGGGTGGTGGCGAGGCACCGGACATCATCTGTCCCGACCTACCGAAGATTCATCATGAGGTGAAGTTCGTCGAGAAACTCAATTTGCAGGATGCGATGAACCAGGCAGTCCGAGATGCCAAGCCGGGACAGATCCCGATTGTCGCCCACAAACGGTCGAACTGCGAATGGAACGTGACCGTCCGGGCCTCGGATTGGTTTAAGATTTTGAAACAAACGGATTTGGTATGCGGGGTTTCATAGTACCCACATACCGGCCTGGGGGGTTTTTGGGCTTTCTCCCCCCGGGCGAACTTTTGCGGTAGTACCGCATTTAACAGAAAACGAAAATGATAATACAAGAAACGAGTGGCGGGGGAGAGTTACCCCCGAAGAAACCGCAAAACGCGGTGTGTGTAGCGGTGATTGACGTTGGCGAAAGCTACGGTATCGCCCCGGACAAGTCAGGTCGGCGGATGGTTCCATCGATGAATCCCGCCCACCCCGATCCCAAACAGAAAGTCCGCTTCATATTCGAATCGGCGGAGAAGATGGAGGACGGCAAACCGTTCCAGTTGACCCGCCAGTTTAACGTCTCACTGAGCGACCAAGGCTACCTGAAACCATTTTTGGATGGTTGGGGTGTCGAGCTAGTCAAGACCGGTGGCGGGATCGACCTGGAGGCATCCTGCGTAGGCAAGTGCGCGATGGTGAACGTGACGCATGACAAAGACCGGTCTGACCCGGAGCGAATCTGGGCGAACCTATCCACCGCAATGCCGAGTGACGCGGAACTGTCTCCGAGTGGCGAGTTCAACAAAGCCGAGTACCTGAAGGCGGCACAAGAAAAGTACGCGGAGCGCAACTAAATGATCATCCCGGAACCTCAGAAGGTCACCTCCTCCGGTCAGCACTGGTACACGCTGACCGGGGAGGCGTGCCACATCCAACCAGATGGAAAGAATACCACTCTGCGCCATGCGCGAAAACAGAACCTGGTGCCATCGGTGAGCGGCATTCTGGGGATGGTAGAGAAGACGCACCTCACCAAGTGGAAGTGCGACCAGATGGTGCGTAAATGCATCGAAAACCCGCACATCGACGGTGAGTCCGAGCGTGACTACATCGACCGAATCCACGGTTATAACAAGATCGACCAGCACAAGATCCTGGACTTCGGTAACCGGGTACACAAAGCCATCGAGGAGTTCAACCTCGGCAAGTTCGACGAGTCGAAAGACCCAGAAATCTGGCCTTGGTTGGAGACCTATGTTCGCTGGGCCAATAACCGGGTGATCCGAGTGATTGCGGTCGAGAAGACGGTTGTGAGTAACCGTTGGGGGTTCGGGGGTACGATTGATTTGATTGCCGAGGTGCGAGGTATCCGGGACAAAGTTTTAATCGATTACAAGACCCAGGAGTATGCGGGGAAAAAACCAGATTTCAGAGATTCCTACGTTCATCAGTTGGCCGCTTACCGGAAGACGATGCGCCCGAATCCGTTGTGCATAAGTCTGGTAATAAATCGGTCAACTCCTCTCCCGGTTGCTGAGAAGATTTGGTCACCGCCAGAACTCCAACGGGGTTGGCGATTGTTCCAAGCGGCGAATGCGTTGTGGCGTGAAGAAAAGAAATATGAGCCTGCAAGACGAAGCGATATCTGAGAAAGAAGCGATACGACTGGGCGCGGTTCCGTTCAGTCACCCATGCCGAATTGGGTCTAATCGCGTGAAGGACGAAACGTGGATCATCCGCAACATGATTGTTGATCTAGAACGAGGAAACATTGAGTGGTTGGTCGTTAAGTGCAGACACCGAAACTCCGACTCAGTCGCCGATGCATTGGAATTATGGAAGCTAAACTAAAAAACGGAAAAAAGAAAAACGGACTCTCGCAATGGCAGGACAACCCGCCAGGTTCCAGCCGACGATTGCGACTACTCGCTGAGGCGGCGACCGACTTCTTCGACAAGTCGATGGAGGAACTCAGGTCGAAGGTTCGCACCAACGACCTGGTCTGGCCGAGAGCGTGTTGCATGTTCATCGCCAGAGACGCTGGTTACACGCTTCAGTTCATCGCTGATTGGTGGGATCGAGACCACGGCACAGTTCACCATGCGGTTGAATTGGTGACCGATCTCCGGGAGCAGAAACCGGCCTACGATAAGCAGTTCAGACGGTTCGCATTTTTCTCTAAAAACTACATCCAACGGAAAGACGGCTGTTAACGTTAATTTGTAGAAAAAAAATAAAACTCCCGTAGCTAATCACTTAACCCCAACGACTTAAATGCATTCAGAACGTAACTATACGATAATACGAGTATCGGTATACCGTAAGAGTAATTATAAACTTATAATAACTCCTACGAGTATCGGTAATACGACTATCGATTATCGTATGGGGTAAGATCATGAAAGTTCTCACCTCACAGGAAGCGTTTGCGCTCAAGAATCAACTCACCGTGATCCGGGAACAGATGGCGCAGATCGAGGAGCGAGGTGTTTACGATGTGGCGGGAAACACGGTCAAACCGAGTGACCGGAAAGAGTACCGGGATTTGGTGAAGATGGAGAACCACGTTCGCCAACTCGCCGCCGGTATCGAGAATCCGCTACCGCTGCGAGCGAAAGAACGACCAGGCGTGGTGTTCCGAGAGCGGGTTAGCGATGAGCGTTGGGAGGAACTCTATAATTTAGCGCATGAGGCGTTTAAAGATATACTGGGGTGTACTGACACCCGAAACGAAAAAGAATCGCGTGACGGTACCGTAGAGGCTCAGGAAACGCATGACGGGGGGAGAGGTTAGGTGGATGAATCTTGAATACCAAACATTCGAGAAGTCGAAGTATCGGAAACCCGACAGGTCAGCGTGGAAGTGGAAGCGCAAATTGTTACCCGGCGGGCTACGAAAATCTTGGTGGGGCGAGGAACTTCTGGATCGACTCAGCAAAAGCAAAGCGTTTAGTGCCCGCGATCAACCAACGTACACCGTTGATGATCGTGTCATCGAGGAGGCGGAAAAGTGGCACAATCATTGGCGTGTCGATGCGCGGGACATGGAGTGGGACGGTTACGAATGGACGATAATTTGAGATGAAACGAACAACGAACAAACGATAATCATGGCAACAGGAATAACAACAAGCGAAACAATGGCAGGCGAGCAACCGAAGGACGATAACCTCGGTAGCCGGGTAGATAAATTGGAGACAAAAATCGATAAGCTGAAAAAAGACTTCGCTGTTTTCAGACGAATGAGTCTCGATAAAACGATTGCACTCGAAAAGAAGATCGAAGAGAAGAACAACGATGAATGAGTACAAGATAACAACGACGATTGGCGACCTCTTCGTCACTGCGTCCAGCCGCAAACACGCAGCAACCGTTGCCCGGGAAGATCCGAGGTTCGATGGAACGCAGATTAGGAAGGTTACGCGGCATAAACTCCGACACCGTGACGCTTGCAAGAATCAGTACATTGCCGGACTCAAGTGCATTCCGAGCAAGTTTCTTTCGTTTAACGCCCAACAACTATGAATAAGCTACACGATGGCCGGTAAACGCAAAACAACAGCCAAGAAGAAAGCTGTTCCGGTTCGGAAGAATACGGTCTCCGATGAGGAGAAAGCATCTCGACTCGATGCACTCCGTAATGCGCCTATTCAGATGCCGAAGAGTGTTCTCACCGCAAGAGCGGACCAGGAGAGTAAGCTTGGGACCGGAGTGAAGTGCGGTCGAAGGACCGGATATACGCCTGACCGAATCGAAGCTTTACTGAAGAATGTGCGGTCCGGGTTGCCGATTATGCGTGCTTGTGCGCTTGCCGCGATACCGCAAAGCAACTTGTATGACTGGATGAAACGGTACTCCGACCTTTCGGAGTGTATTCAGCAAGCGGAATCTGAGTACCAAGCTTTCGCATTGGGAACAGTCAACGATGGTATAGCAAACGGTGACGGTCACCTGGCCATGAAGCTTCTCGGTGCGAGGTTCGGCGATGAGTATGCAACCAGCAAGAAGGTCGATGTGCGTAACACGCATGTTCGGTCATCGATCAGTGCGGATCTGCTTTCCGGGTTGCAGACTGCGCGAGTTGAAACGGATGTAGTATCCGCCGTGAATCTAATTGAAACGGAGAAAGCAGACGCATCATCCTCAAACGTCACCCAACCGTCACCCGACAATGACGATTCCGCTGAGAAAGAGGCGGGGGGCACCCCAACGACCCGGGGTACCAATCCCAAC